ATATAACGTGCTTCTGAAGGACCACCAGATGAAGAAGTTTCTCCGGTAATCACAATCGAAGTATTCTTAGAATTTGCTAAAGCTTGATTCACAATCATTCCATCAGTATATCCACCCGCAGATGTTGCCATTGAAGCGTAAAGATTTACTGTTGGAGTCTCTTTATAACCACTACCCCCATTAGAAACCCAAGTACGACTAATTGCTCCACCAACAACATTAGCATAAACGACAGCACCAGAACCTGAAGTATTACTTAAATTTAGTAAATAAATTCCATCAGTCATCGCAATACCAGGAGTACCATTGTTGGCAATAGTAATTAATGAATTGCTTAACGGTAAATTATTAATTCTATTTTCAATAGCTAATAGATTCATTCTTGTAGAATCGATGTAAGGACTCAATGCTGAATCGGTAGTCGCTAAAGTTACCATAACTTTAAGTGTATTGTTTCCAGTAGCAGGATTAATTACACGACGGCCATCACCATCAGCCATAACGTAATCACGATTTGGAACTATTGGTTTATAACCAGTTGATCCTCCAAAAGGACTTCTCTCTGTACTAAACAAATATGATACAGAAGTTCCTGGTAATGAAATATCAGAACTCATTAGATGAGCAACATCAAACACTACATTTGAAGTTAATAGTGATGTGTTTGGTTTAAACACAATTTGTGATGGTGTTGTACTATATGAATTTCTATAAATCTCAAACATTATATCTAGATTCTGTTCAGCTGTCCAAGTCGAACCGTTTTGTGACACGAACATTGATCCAAGATAAGGTTGTTCTGAAATTTGCTTATTATCTAATAGATTTGTTTTTCCTACCTCAGAAACAAATACTTCATACAATTTAGAGTTAGCTAACAATACAAAACAATGTTCACCTGGTTGTACATAAATTGGTGAATCAAAAATAAAGTCTGTATATTTGTTTGAGTCCGTAATATTTGGAATCGTAGAAGTTTTTACCTTATCTGGTGTCAGAGTAACTGATCCTAAAGGATAAACTACCGAACTACTTGGATATCCATTAACGGTTGGACGTATTTCTAAGGTTACTGGAATAGTAGGATCTTTTGTTTTGAAGCAAACACGAACTTTATTAATGAACAAACCATTAGGATATTGGCCAGAACCTACAAGGAACGTTTGAGCAATAGGATCTTTATATTCAACAGTTCTTGTTTGTTTAACGGTATTTACTTCTGTTGTAGTAACCGTTTGACTATCACTCACACCTTCACGTTTAATTCCAGCTGGAACTGTAGCAATAATATTTGTTTCTTGTGTTGTAGCTAATAGACCCTGTGCAAAGAATCGAGCATCTCCATTTGTTGTTGATGATTGAATGTTACCTGAACTATCATCAATTAAACGGAATAGTTTTTCTCCAACTCTAAATGCTGAAGATGGTAAGAAGAAAATACCTGCAGCAGCACCATTTGAATCTGTAGTAACTCTACCAATTGTGTAAATTGATTCTGAATTTGGAACATCTCCCCAAGGACTATTAACTGTTACAGTTCTAGTACCAGAATCATAACCAGAAATGGTTCTCTCTTGTCCTACACCAGCACCCCTAACAATAGAAATTGGTTGGCCAATTAATTGTGCGCTAGTACAATTGTTTGCTCCCTCAGCCATAAGAGCTAGTTGTAATGTAGTAGAAGTAGCATCTGCACTAGGATTACCAGTATAATGTTCATAATGAGAAACTACCGCATTAGCTGAAGATGTTTGACCAATAATGCTTAATGAACCACCAGTTTCTGGTGTTGTTATGGCAGAAGATAATTCTGCACTAACAAGATATCCAACATTATTGGAAGTCATTACCATGAATGCACTACCATGTGTAGTATTTGTTAAATTCTTTTTAATTCTAACTTCTTCTGCATCACCTAAAGTTGTTTTATATGATAAATTGTTAGTTCTAAAGAAGAATTTATTTGCACGAGCACAATAAGGACTAATATTGTCATTATCAAAAAAAGCATACAATACAGTTGAAGGTTTAAAACTATCAGCTGTAAACAGTATATTCTTTTCTCTCATGTAAGGAACAATTGAAACGTCAATAACACGTTCACCAAGATTTCTAGTAATAGTATCTAAAGATACTGTAGATTTAATACCACTTCTTGATTGTCCAGTTTGTGTTGTAGTTTGAACATTAACACTTCTTTCTTGTGTATTAAATCTAGCTTGTCTAGTTGTACAAGGAATTGTAACTGAACCATTAGTCAGACTTCCAGCAACAGTTCCATAATAACTTGGACTAGTCTTTGTTGTCCATCCAGATGGTGCTTCACCTTCTCTAAATTCTGCAAAATTATAACCTCGGCCGGAACATTTAAATAATCTAACAGCATTTCCAACACTTCCAGCAACATTTTTCCAATCTCCACCAGTTGCTGCAGCACCTAATATTTGTTCTGACGATGATGTCCATCCAGTAGCCCATGAACCCCATTCAAATTTTGCTGCACCTTCAACTAATAATTCCCAAGCTGCACGATCTCCAGATAGATCAACTGTTAAATCTGGACGCCTTGTTTCATCATACCAAACATCAGAAGGAGGATCAAGTTTAACTGTTCCTAAGAAATTAACAAAACTAAATGGATTTACATTAACAGATTTTGAAGCAAACGGTTGAGAAATGTATGATACTTCCGTAGAATCAACTGTAAATATTGGTCCTTTACGATTGATGTTAGTATTATCACCATCATTTGTCGACCATGTTAAACCAATAGATGTTAAATTGTATGTTGGTCTTAAATGTTTTTCAAATCTATCAATTGAAGCCTTATAGTCAAAATTTGTAACATCGGAAACAGAAGTTCCATTGAACGCATCAACAATAAAACCATTTTTAAATCTTGGTAAATTTGCAGAATCAAGAATAGAAAAATCTTGTTTTGTTGATGTGTCAAACTCTAACAATGAAAGTGAAGTATAGTATTCAAGATTTTCAAGTCTTTGTTCCAATACACCAATGTCTTTCATCGTGTAACGTCTATTGCGAACAGGTGTAACTTTAATGTATCTTGGTTCATCAACAAATGGAGGATAAGTTAAGATATAAAGTGTCATAGCATCTTCTTTATCCTGTGGAATTACAGGTTTAGGCGAAGATGGACCTCTAATAATTTCAAATTCTCTAGATTTTGTTATAGCAACTTTATCAATTCTCGGTAAATAATTTTTGAACGAAGTTATAATATCTTGTCCATTTTGAGGTATAACTAATGGAGTACCGAATGTTTTATTGTTCGCTAAAGTTTGTCTATCTGCTCCAGATGCATCCAATCTCATAGGACGGAAATCCAGATAATCTCTCAATAGATAAGTTCCATTAACCGTTCTTGAAGAATTTAAACTAGTATATTTTGGTATAGTTTCATATGTAACAGGATTATCTGGAATATCATTGTTAAGTCCTTTTAAATAAGAATCTACTGTATAATAACCTGGAGTAGATGTTACCGATTTATATCGATTATATCTAATCAATAAAGGACCTGTTGGAGATGTTTCTCCGGCTCTCAAAATAATAGCTGAATGATCGTAGTAAGTATCTTTTTGTCCTGTGCTTAAATCAAAACGAGATGTTACATTAGCAGCAGAAGATAATCCAGCTTGGCTAATTGCTGATCCTTGGAAATCAAAAATAGCATTAATTGAAACAACGTCAGATACAAAAAGAGATTGAGGAATACCAGGTACTTTATTTAAAAAACTTTGTGCTTGTATTTGTGTTTGTCCTTGATCTGGCCAAACATATACCGCATTATTTGCAAAAATACTGTAACTTGCTTCTTGAGTTTGCACATTAGCATTAGCACTTACATATTCTTTATCTTTAGCACTAACTGTAGAAACTACAGTCATAAAAATGTTTGCTTTTCCACCATATGTACCGGAAGTAAAACTTAAATTTGATCCAACTAAACTTAAATTTGCAGCTGCTACAACTTTACCTACTGTATATGAACCGTTATTCTCATTAATTTTTACTAAAAAGTTTTCTTGTAGAGTAGATGTTGATGCACCAGTAGATGTTGCAAGAGATTCTCCAGCAGATAACTGTAAAGACAAATCTATTGAGCCAGAACTGAATTGTACTCCAGGTAAGAATTTTTGGTATTCATAAGAGAAAGAACTTATTGAATTTTGGACTACATAGTCCTCACCCAATTTAATTAATAGGGGTTCATTATCTTTTTCTGTGATGAAAACATTTTGATATGTAGAAGCTTGATCTTTTGAAAAAGGATGAATGTTCGCTGCAGATGAAAAGTTTACTGATCCATCACCAAGTAACTCTACTAATGATTCAGCATCTTTAATCTCAAAGTCTATAGAGTAAACACTAGATGTTGTTGGAGCAACAGAAAATGCTGGAGTTACCGTTACATTTTTAGTTGTTCCACTGTATGATGTGATTGTTCTTGGATAATCTCCAACTCCAGGACCAGAAACGATTCTGATCTTCGCACCAACATAAGCATTATCAATATTTGACATTTGCCCTAATGTTGAATTAGCTAAACCAAATGCAGTAGTATTAATACCATTAGCAACTGTTGCAACAATAGAACCAACATTAATATCAGTTAAGAAAGTTCTATAAATGTAAGTATTTGCATCTGATTGGTTACCTCCAGTTGCATCAAAAGCAAAACGGGTAACTCTTGCAGTACCAATTTTTGTATTGTTATAAACTGCTGTGTTAGCTGTCCAAATACTATTATTCTGAACACAATGAATATCTACTAAACCAATAGATTGTGCTGGCAGATGTCCATAAGGATTTGTTGTATAAAGAAAATTGCCATAATCCGCTGTAATTCTTTTTGCTGTAACATTAATTGTGTCTCTTGGTTTAGGAATAGTAATTGTAGTTGGAGCAATAGCAGTAAATTCATATCCCTTAACATATGCTTTACCTTGAGACATTGTTATGTTAAGATTTGCTGTATTAGATGAACTTGTTTTTAAATCAATTAAAAACGGTTTAACTACATAATCACCAGATTCGTCATATGTTCTTCTTGCTAAAGTTTCTTCTAACTCAGCATAAATTGGAGTTCTATTAATTTTTTGTAGAACACCTTCTTTAACTTGTGCAAGTTCAATAAACTTGGTAATGTCTATACTATCTAAAGAACGGATAGCTAACTTCAATTCAATCTTAAATCTGTCAGATCCTGGTGCTTGATAATTAGAAGCACCCTGTGCAGGATCAAGAAGTGTGGTATCATTTACTGATTCAACAATAGATTCGGTAACTTCAAAACCAATCTTTACATTTGCAGAAGTATTGTTATAAGCAGAAGTTGCAATTGTTTGCGAATCTACTTGAACAAAAAAACCTTCATAGTAATAAACACCTTCATTTACAGAAAATATTTGTCCTGTTCCAACACCAGAAGTTGAAATGTTAGCACGGTTTGCAAACGCATCTCCACCATCTTCAAGTGTCTTAATTGATTCACTACTAGTAAAATTATTACCATATACTTGTTTTACTAGAAGTGTATGTGGAGTATTTGCTGTTGCATCAATTACCTTTACTACCTGGCCACGTTTAGTATCATCAGTGGACAAAACTATTTTATCTACAAAATCAGCAACAACAATATCGGTAGTTGCGTACTGAGAATCAAGATTCATGTAAGTTACATCTTGTAAGAATACCTGTCCGCCTGTAACGACAGAACCACTTTTGAAAATGTGATTACCAAATCTTTCTACTTGTTTTTGTAATATAGTTTGTGCTTGTGTAAGTTCACGAGCCTGAACAGCATATCCTGGCTTGTAAAGCAATCTGAGAAACTTTTTTTCCTCATCAAAATCATCGTAGTAAGGATTTACATTAAAATTGGTACTGATTGGCATGAATTAACCTTTAGAATTTAAGAACAAATTTTATATCTTCTGCTTGACCATCTTCTCGGTCAATTGCAGTTACGTTTTCAACATGTAAAATGTCACCAGAGAATGGTTGAAACTCTGGATTTTTAACTGATACAACGGTTCGTTGAACTGCGGAATTCGCACCAAGCAGATTCAACCCAGTTGTCATTACTCCACGAACTCCGGAAAGTTTAATAATTTCCGCTCCATCTTCAATAATTTCTTCGACAACATATCCGTAAGCTGATGGATTTGATAGAGCCCCTTGATAAACAAATTCATTTTGTTGGTAAGTACCACCGGCTACCATACTTAACTTAGTAGTTTGACTGATAGCGGAATTTGCATTACCAGAACTTACGACTGATGTTTGACCATATTTATGCGGATCTCTTAGAATTCCATACTGTCTAAAGTTAGTATTTGCAGAAATTACTCCACCTTCTGTAGAATCTATTTCTCCAATCCTCACAGAAATCATAATATTTTTTGCAGAAAGTTGTTTTGCTGGATTATAACCAAATCCATATTTTGGAGATAGAATTACTCTTGTATTTGCACCAGTTCCGGAACCATAAATTACTGCATTTGCAAACGAGTAATTGATTCCAACTGTAGTGACTTTTATATTTGCAACGTTTCCAGAATCATTTAAATACACTCTACCTTCTGATCTAGTTCCATCTCCTGCAATTAATACTCTACTTGTCAAAGACAATGGAACATTATTTCCTCCAGTTGCATTTGTTTCTGTGGATAATGTTAATAAACCAGAAGCCACATTAATAGAAGAAATGAAAGTTGCTGGACGAATTCCTTGACCACTAATGGACATATTTGTCAGATTAGAAAGTGAAGAAATATTAAATTCATTCAAAACAATAGTAGTGTTTGAAATCTGAAGTATATTTGTACCAGAAATAAATGATACGACATTTACATTTGAATGTTTATAACCAGATCCACCATTTGCAACAATGATTGTAGTCAGTTCACCATCAACGATTCCAAGAGAATTTACAGTATAATCCAATTGATTATTGGATGTTGGTACTGGAATCCAATCCTCTGTAATAAACTTATTAGATGGTTTTATATTATACAAATATTTCCAACGATAACCGTCTGCGGTATCGATAACTCCATTAGAAGTGGAATAATCTCCAGTTGGTTCTACAGTTGAGTTTGCAGAAGTATTATTTGACAAACACATATAAACATTTCTTGCCGTTGTAATTACATACATCGGTTTTGTATTAAGAGAAGTGTTTGCTGTCAACAATGATTCATAGTTTGAACGATCATCATATTGTTTATATTTTGTACTTGCAGTCCAATTGACTCTTGGAACAACATGTTCAACATCATTACCGGTAATTTTTTTACCACCAATCATGTTATTCCAAACGACTTTTTCATCCAAAATAGTATCACTAATATCCGAGGGAACACTCTCATTTGGATATGCTAAATGATTACCAATAAAAACATACGAAATAGTAGGAGAAGCTTCGGAGAAACTTTCCTTAAACTGTTCCGCAGTATTGAATCTTGTTTTTAACGTAGTTACTGTATTTGCCATAGAAATTATTTATTTGTCATTTTATGGAATTGCTGTATTTGATCTTAATTCATAGACAGCATTTGCCAATCTGTTGATTGCATCTTGAAGTGTTATTGGAGCACTAGTTACCCAAACTGATGAGTTTGCAGCTGTATAATCATCTGCGGTATTAGCCTGTATAAATGCAGCGTTGGCTTGAATAAATGCTGCATTCGAAAAATCTGAAGCATAAGTTGCAATCGCAAGTCCTGCATTTGCCTGATTAAATGCACCGTTAGCATATAATGCTGCCGAGTTTGCGACATCTGAAGGAGTATTCGCTTTCACAAAAGCAGCATTCGCAATATTCTGTATTGCTGACACCGTTGGTTCTAAACGAATCGTTCCAACCATTGTTCCTGGTTGATTAGCATTCTGATAAACATATGTTTCATTCGTTAAATCGTTTGGTACTTTCCAATACAATACACCAGATGTTTTACCTTGTGCTTCATCATTGAATGATACTACTCCAGTTGGAGATACGTGAACCAAACGAGTAGATACATTAATACCACCAGCTGTCAATCTAATTAAGAAAGGATTGGCATCAACATAGTTCAGATCAAATGCAATAGTTTGGCCAGGTAATAAATTTAACGTTGGATTATTACCAATATACTGGTCAAACAAATATGCAGTTGTTGATGTATAAGAAACATTTAATCTTGTTGCAGCTTGAAGATAGTTTAAATTTGCCAAGGCATATACAGAATTAGCTTTTGATAATCCAGAATTTGCATAAGAACCTGAAGAATTTTGAGATTCATATGCAGCATTTGCTTTAATGAAAGCAGCATTAGCATATAATGCCGCAGAATTAGAAACATGTGATGGTGTATTAGCTACCAAAAATGCTGCATTTGCATATGTTCCAGTTGCGTTCTGGGAATTGTAAGCACTATTAGCTTGTAAAAAAGCTGCATTTGCATATGTTCCAGCAGAAAGTGATCCTGTATTCAATGCATTATAAGCAGAGTTTGCCTGAATAAATGCACCATTAGCATATAGTGCTGCTGAATTTGCTTTGTCAACTGTGTAATCTAATACAGTATCAATTTTCTGTAACTCAACCTGTTTTGTTACGGGAGTTCCAGAACTTTTATCAACAACAATGAATAATGTATTCTGTGTATTAGAATCCAATGATGTTGCAACTGTTAATTGAGTAATTTTTGTATTTGCCATTTGTTATTCCGTCGTGATAATTATACCATCTTCTGTAACTAGAACATCGCCTTCTGCCGTCAGAAGTTCTGCGGTACCTGTACTGATTCCATCAACAACTCCAAGAACTGTAAATGGTTGTAAATTTGCAGTATATGTAAATGGTACTGTAGCAATAGTTACACCAGGAACATTTGTAGTTATCTGGGAAACTTCGACATTTGTGTTACTGATAATTGATTCCACAATATAAATTGTGCCATTTACAGAGATGGCATCACCTAATGCAATATATCCCTTTGTGTATGCATCTTCGAATTTTGTATTTATTCCACTTAAATAGATAGATCCTTGACCAATATTTACTCTACCAGAAATTACCTTAGTTGGATTAATTCTAATAGTTCCTAAATTGGAAACATTTGCTGTATTTTCTATCTGATATCTTGAATAGTTAATCAAACCTGCAGGATGTAATAAATCTTTTAGTATTTGTTTGTATTTTCTAAATTCAACTTTAGATGAAGTTATGTAAGAATAATCCACATAATAATCACGTCCTTGAATTTTTCTTTCTGTTGAAGAAATAATAGAATCTGAAGTTAACCATTTTCCAGTAAATGTCACAAACGAACTTTCAATTTCTGCCTGTGCATTTGCATTTCCATCACCTGATTCTGTTAGATTGATAAATGGAATGTACTTATATCCTTTACCACCATCTAAAATTCTAATACGAACAATCGCACCTGGAAGTTTTGATCCACGTGCGGTAATATTTTCTCCATCACCCATACATGAATCTATTATTACATTTCCGTTTGTTCCATTACGTGAACGAACAGTTAATGATGGAAAATTGTTTTG